GGCAAGCTATACCGGATCGGACAGAACGGGGAGAAAACGGAGATCCTATCCCACCCGTTTCTGGATTTCTGGAAAAGACCCAACCCCTTATACGAATTTACCTCGAGCGCTCTCTGGCGGCTGCAGAATAATTATCTGCTGCTGAAAGGTGAGGGCTATTTTATTATAGAGCGGTATAATGACGGGTCCCCTGCTGAGCTCTGGCCGGTTCCAACTCAGTGGGTGCAGATCACACCGTATCAGGGTTTTCCTTACTACACAATCCGAACAACAGAAGGCGGACTCATGGACGTGTCGGTGGACGATATGTTTGTTATGAAAGACTTAAATCCACTGGATCCATATAAGCGTGGGCTCGGTCAGGCTGAACCTATTGCAGATGAAATTGAGATAGACGAATACGCCGCCAAATTTCAGAAGAAATTCTTCTACAATGACGCCACTCCGAACCTGATTGTATCTATGCCAGGATCAACAGACGAGCAACAGAACCGGTTTCTTGCAAAATGGCGACAACGGTTCCAAGGGGCAAACAAAAGCCATGGGGTAGCTACTATTGGAGGTCCACCGGATCAGGCAGCTACAGTCACAAAGCTATCTGACAACATGAAAGACCTGGACATGATCAACGGACGCACTTTTATCCGGGATACAGTAATGGAACATTTCGGAATGCCTCGGGAGATTATGGGCATTACACAGAACAGCAACCGAGCCACGGCGGATGCAGCACAATACATTTATGCAACCAATGTACTTACTCCTCGTCTTATGGGTAGGCAGGATGCCATAAATCTGCAACTCCTCTCCTGTTACGGAGATGATCTGCTGTGGGAGTATGATGATATTATCCCAAAAGATAAAGAGTTTGAGAAAGGGTTGGCGCTTGATGGATGGAATGCCGGACTGCTTATGATGAATGAATCCAGAAAGAAAATGGATATGGAAGCCGTCAAGAATGGCAACATCTACAAAATGGGATTTGCTGATATGTTCATAGGCGAAAATGAAGATCGGGTAAAACTCAGTTCCGAATCTGCCAATCTGCAGTATACGGATGTCCCGGATCCAATAGAGTCAGATCGTAATGATGTCGAGATCATACCGGATCAGGAAGATGGTATAAGTCTGGAAGAGGAAAAGATCCTATCCAGGGCGTCTCAGATAAAGGCAAAGCGAATTATGGCAGCTGGGCGGAACCTTGATGTAGTAAGGCGAGATCAAACAAAGAAGTTTGAATTTGCAACCGCGAAGTATCTTAGGGATCAATCCAAACAGATACAGGGTGCTCTCCTGGGAACGAAGAAAGCAGACGGTACCGTGTGGGATGCATTGAACATTACACAAGAGGAGTTTCGACAACTCTCACAGACCCAGCAGACAGAGCTGACCATGCAATTCGTTAATGGTCTTCTGGACTGGAAGAATGAATCTTTAGTCCTTGAATCAATCCTTACACCACTTTGGGCTGAAACCTACGATAAGGGAGCAGATAACGTAGCAGCCACTTATCGGATCGAAGCTATGCAGCGCCCGGCTATGACATCTACCGCCCGGATCAGGGGAGGGCAGAGGGTTACCAGGGTGACACAGACTACCAAGAACAATATTGGCAAGATCATCACAGACGGTCTGTTCAACGGAAAGAGCCATCAGGAGCTCACCGAGGAGATCATGGACGAGATGAACACTTCCGCAGAACGTGCTAGGGTGATAGCTGCACAGGAGTGCAATACCAGTCTTTTGGCTGGAAATTACGATATGGCCAAGAGTGGTGGCTTTACTACAAAGACTTGGCACGTCACAAATATCAGTAAGGCCCGGGATACTCATAAGGGGCTCAATGGTAAGGCAGTTTCTATCAATGAGCCATTTGTAACAGAGAGGGGAAATAAACTGATGATGCCTTGTGATCCGGATTGTAGTGTGGCAGAAGAAACGGTGAACTGCCATTGCTTTTTAACCTACTCTTAGCCGTTGCGACCGTCGCAACAAAATATATTGCTATATGTCGTGATCGGGTAAATGCCCGGTCATTTTCATTTATAGAAACTCTTAAGGAAAGGAGGTAAAAGTATTGAGACATGAATACAAGCAGATGCAATTCAAAATGGGAGAGTACAACGAAGAAGAGGGGATCTTCTCCGGTTATGGAGCCGTGTTTGAGAACATAGACAGCGGTGGCGACATTATTGAACCTGGAGCCTTTACTAAGACCCTGGCTGAAGGCTGGGAGCGTGTCAAGATCCTGGCACTGCATAATGATTGCTGGCTGCCTATTGGTCGCCCCCTGGAACTTAAGGAAGATGTAAACGGGCTTTATTTAGGCGCCAGGGTATCAGACACCAGTATGGGGAAAGACATTAAGATCCTGCTGAAAGACGGTGTGCTTAATGAGTTATCCATAGGTTATGATCCTGTTGTCTTTGATTATGACAGCGACGGGATCCGCCACTTAAGGGAAGTTAAGCTATGGGAAATATCAATTGTCACCTGGGCTATGAACCCGGAAGCCACTATAACCGGATACAAGTCCATGCAGGAGCCTGTCGGATTTGTCAAAGCACTGGAAACAGAACTGCTGGAAGAAATCAAAGCTGGGCGAAAAATCAGCAAGTCCCGGTTGAAATCCCTAGAGGATGTTAGTAAATCCATGAAAACAGCTGCCAGAACCATTGATGCTGTTATTAAAGAAGCCCAGGGCGATCAGAAAAGCCAGCCTGCAACCTATTTAAGAAAAGGGCGAGCCCCTGAGAAACAAATTGAAATCTATTATTAGAGGAGGACTATATGTCAAGATATAAGATGAGCCGTAAGGCGGCAAGAAACAGAAAGTCTATGAAAATGGGAGCTGATGACCTTACCGAGATGGTGAAGGCAGCTGTTAAAGAAGCGTTGGACGAACAGAAATCGGACGACGGCGGAGAAGATGATCCGGAAGCCAAGGAGGACGATTTGGAATCTATTCTGACGACGGCTATTGATTCTGTTAATGAAAAACGGAAATCTGCAAAGGCGGATGAGATTAATCCGGATGATGCGGAAGAACTGATTAATGCTATTTTGGATGAAGCTGATGCAACGGAAGACAGCAAGGCTGATGGTGATGAAAATGCCACGGATCTTGCCGAGGTGATTCAGGCCGCAGTGGATGCAGCGAATGAAAAAAGAAAATCCGCTAAGGCAGATGAAATCGGAACCGATGTGGTTGACGATCTGATGGAAGCCGTCTCAGAGATCATGGGCGACGATACCGCCGATGAGGAGGCCAAGGGCAGAAAGAACAGAACTGCAGGAAGACAAACTAAGTCAGCCAGACAGCCAAGAGCGGCACAGAAAGCCCCTCAGAGAAAATACAGCTCTATTTACATGAGCTCTAAGGGAGGAAGCATGAGTAAACAGAAAAAAGAAATACCACCTCAGATCAGACTTGCCCGGGCAATCAAGTGCCTGGACGTTTGGGGACGGCACGATCCGGAAAATGCTGCGTATCAGGCAAGAAAACGGTACGGAGATACAGATATGGAAAGAGAGTTTAAAGCACTGTCAGTCACCAGTCCTGCCGACGGTGGCTATTTAATCCCAGAAGTGTATTCCAACGATGTAATTGAACTTCTTTATCCTAAGACGGTTATCGTGGAATTAGGAGCCCAGACAGTACCTCTTACCAACGGTAACCTTAACCTCCCTAAAATGACAGCCGGTAGCCGTGCGCAGTGGGGTGGGGAGCAAAGAAAGATTAATCCATCTGCTCCGAAGTTTGGAAACATCAAGTTATCCGCAAAGCGTCTGGAAGCTATTGTACCTCAGACAAGGGAACTCCTTATGAGCACAAGCTTTTCAGCGGATAATATGTTTGCAAATGACCTCATGAGACGGATGCAGCTCGGACTTGATTATGGTGGTCTTTATGGTACCGGTGGAGAATTCCAGCCGTTAGGAGTGGCCTACAATAAAGACGTCCAGAACATTAATGCCAAGACGATCGGAAATCTGGATCTTGCGGATAATACGGGTAAAATTACTGCGGACTTCCCAGTATTTGTGAGGTCTACTGCCTTAGGTAAAAATATTGATGATATCAAGGCCGGTTGGACCTTTAACAGTATGCTTGAGGGCTACCTGATGAACTTAAAGACAACTACCGGTACATATATTTATCGGGATGAAATGGCTACCGGTAAATTATTAGGATTCCCTTATAAGGTGTCAAACCAGATTTCTACTAACCTTGGCTCTGGGCTTACAGATCTGTTCTTTGGAAACTGGGCTGATCTGCTTATTGGTGATCAGATGGGCCTTGAGACTTACACCACATTGGATGGAACATGGACCGATGATGAGGGAGTGCAGCACAACGCATTTGAGGAGAATCTGGCAGCCACCAGAGCTTTAATGTACGACGATATTGGCGTGCGTCATGCGGAGAGTTTCCTGTACTGTAAAAATATTAAGGTTCTGTAAGGAGGACAATTCATGAAGAGAGAATTATTTGATAATGTAAAACTGATTGGAAAGGCAAATGATGTTGCCATTGACCGGGCAGGATTTTTGTCCGGTGTTTTGGCTGTATCGGTAGGGGCTATTACCGGTGACCCAGATGAATCAGCTCTATCCATCACAATAACCCATGCAGACAGCGAAGATGGTGAGTTTGTGGCAGTAACGGACACAATGATCGGTCTGGAAGAACATCCTTCATCAAATGGTGTCTTTAATAAGATTTCAGTGGATTCTGTGGATCAGATATCTGTCAATCTGGACTTAATTGGCTGCAAGCGGTTTATCAAAATTACACCAGCTATTCAGTTTACAGGTGGCACCGACCCTACCGCTTCTACGGTTTCCTATGCTCTGGTGCTTGGTGATCCAGGTGCGAGCCCTATTGCATAGGCATGGATAGGCGAACACGGGAAAATAAAATGATATCCGGTCCTTACCGGAACAAATCAGAGGCGGAGGGAAAATCTTCCGCCTTTTTAGGAGGGAGTGAATCTTATGGCAGAAGAACAGACAGCTATAACAGTACCGACAGTACCGCTGGCGGCAAACGCACTCACCACTCTTGATGATATGATGGAATTTATAGGCATGGATCCCGACGATGTGTCCATACCCCGTCTGGTAAAGAATAATCTGATCCGGCTTATTAATTCCGCCTCGGAATACATCGAAACCATGACCAGCAGAAAGTTTGCACTTACCCAGTATAAAGAAGGTCATTATGGAAGCGGAGCACAGGAGTTGTGTCTGGAGCAGTATCCAATCAGGGAAGTTATTTCCGTAGAAGATACTGAAAACGAGTATAGCATATCTGCTAACACTTACTCTGCAGACGATACCGGGAATATAGGTGTCATCTACAGGGACGAAGGCTGGCCGGTGCGAGGATACGTGAGCGGTCTTGCAAATGATATAAAAGCAGGAAGAAAGTATTTAAGGATTTCCTATAATGCCGGCTATGTCCTTCCAAAAGATGCCACAGCGGAGATTCCTTCAGACTTACCATTCGACTTGCAATACATTGTTTGGCAGATGGTGCAGCAACAATGGAATCTGGCAAATAACGGCGCTAATGGGCTATCGGCTTTTACGATATCGGATGTAAGCTGGACTTTTGACAAGGAGCTCAGTACCCAGGTGAAAGATATTATAAACAAATATCAGAGGTGGGCATAATGACCGTCAATGATGAGATTACTCCAGAACTTGAAAGGATTAAGCTGGAACTTAGTAAACTTACCGGGATGAAAATACACATCGGAATCCAGGGATCGTCAGGCTACAGCGCGTCAGGCGAGAGCAGGAAAGGTACTCCTGCGGATATCATTACCATTGCTAATGTAAATGAGTTTGGAGCCACGATCAAGGCTAAGAACGTAAAAAATTTAGCAATACCAATTGCAAAAAAGGCAAAAGGCAAGAGCCCTCTGGATTTCCCAGGGCTTTTCTTTTTGCGTACTCCCAGTGGGCTCTTTGGATGTATCAGTAAAAACAGAAAAGGTGGTCCGCCTAAGCAGAAAAGCAGCCCTTCCGAGGATAAACCCAAGGCCAAGAAACCCGGCACGAAGCCGATCAAAAAGAAATTAGGTGACATTGAGTTCCTTTTCATCCTGCTGGAATCCGTTACGATTCCAGAAAGGAGCTTTATCCGGGCGGGGTATGATAACAACCGTAAGGCGATAGAAGATATGACGGTTCAAGCGCTCAAAGGCATTGTATTTAATGCTTGGGACGCAGAAAAGGCAGCGAATCATATCGGCATGGCTACGGTGGGAATTATACAGACCTATATGAATGCACCGTTTAATTTTAAGGGAAAAGGTCGTGTAACAAAAGCTACGTCAAACTGGCCAGGCAACCCGCTTGTGGAAACTGGCCGTCTTAGAAATTCCATTACTTATAGAATTGAAGGAGGTAGTTGATATGGGAAACTTTACTTATGCTCATCCAATGATCCCCGGAGGATTGCTCCATGATATGTATGAGATTGAGTCCGGATCAGGATTCAGCCAGGAAAACGGAGGGCAGTGGATACCGGGAGAAGATAAAAAGGTACTCTTTAAAGGCGTTGTCCTTCCTGTTAATGATAAGGATCTGATCCGTGATACAGGGGGTACTTTTACACAGTACTCGGAAAAAATATATACCAACGGACATTCCTTACAGATCGGAGCCAGGGTGGAAGATTCTAATGGGGCGGAGTATACCGTTACCCAAGAATTAGGACACAACACCCTTCACCCAATGAAACGTTACCTTGTGGAACGGAAGGGGGCTGCAGCCAAACGATGAAATTTAAAGATGTGAGGAACTTAATTGTATCAGGTTTGCACGATTATATGGGTCTGTATGTGATATTAAGCAACCAGCTAAGTCCGGAATCGGATCCACCTTTCATCATCTACTCCGTGACAGCCCCATATATACCAGAGGGCGGTATGGGAGATTTTAGCACCAGTACAAATAAAGATGGAAGCGTAACCGAAACAAGAGCAGAGCAGCCGACCTGTACTTTTTCCTTCACGATATGCAGTGTAGACAGAAAAACGTCGGTTGGTTTTATCCTCGGTGAAGATGAAGCCCTGGATTTGGCGGAAAAAGCACAGGGCTGGTTTTTACATACAGGATATGAATACATATCCGGAAAGGGACTTACCGTGGTAGATGTTGCCAATGTGCAGGAGCGCTCCTTTCTGCAGGTGGACGAGGAGGCAAGGCGGTATGGCTTTGACGTAGTGATAAGGTATGTAAGGACCGATGACAGAACCATTGCCGGGGTAGATCCTCCGGCTATTAAGGAAGGAGACAGTAATGAGTAAAGATGTAGTTGTAGTTGTGAGCCTGGAGGATAAGGTCAGCTCTGCCGATACCCTGGAGATTCTTCTGATTTCCACTACAGGAGTAAAAGCAGCAAAGACCTACACCTCTTTGGAGAATATTAAAACAGACTGGACAGAGACGAGCGATATCTACAAGAAAGCAGCAGCCATGTTTGATCAGGGGAGCGCAACTCCCACACCGGCTTCTTTAATTCGGAAAGTCACGACAGTAGGATTTGCAGCCCCAGAAAGTCCGGCAGATCTTGTGACAGCCATTAAGGAATTTCAGGAAACCAGCAATGATTGGTACTTGTTCCTGACGGACAAAAGCGACGATGCGTATATTAATGCGCTTGGTGCATTTGCAGAAGACAGCAAACCCAGTGAAGCAGAACTTACCGCAGGAGAAGAGGATCACAGAAAAATTTATTTTGCACAAACGACAAACAAGGCTTACGCTGTTAAGACTTCAAGAACGGCTGTAATTTACACAGAAGATTTAGAAGAACATGCAGACGCCGCTTGGATCGGCGCGGTTGGACCATGGTATCCACAGTGTGTTACCTGGAAGTTTAAGCTTCCATCGGGTTTATCAGTACCAACGCTAACAGAATCCGAGATCACAGCACTTGAAACGGCAAATGTGAACTTTGTTACCAATGAATATAAAAAGAATTACATAAAAAATGGGACCTGTATGGACGGGGAATGGATTGACGCTGTCCTGGGAGCGGATTGGATCGCGCTGACCATGAGAGAAAAGCTGTATGATATCTTTACAAGCAATGCCAATATCTCATATACCGATGCAGGATTCGCAATCGTTGCAGCTGGCGTTTTTGAGACTCTGGACGAAGCCACAGGCTATTCTATTATCGCAGAAAACCCAGAATCCGGAGCGGGGATCTATAATGTAACAATACCAAAACGGTCTGAGGCAACCGATAAGCAGGCCAGCGCAAGGCAGATGCCGGATATCGAATTGGAAGCCCAGCTTGGCGGTGCGGTTCATGGAACCAAAATATCTGGTGTCTTAAAGACGTCATTAAGTTAGGAGGTAAGGTAAATGGAAGTAACAGGTTATGATCCGAAAAAAGTAAACGTCAACGTAAATGGCACTATTATAACCGGGTTCGCCAGTGATGGCGTAATTACCGTATCAAAAAGTGAAGATGCCGTAACTCCCAATGTGGGGTGTCAGGGGGATGTGGTCTATGAGGAGAACGCCAACGAAAGCGGAACTATTGCAATTACGCTGCAGGGAACCTCTTCCTCTTTGTATTCACTCCGGAAGTTAGCTGCTAACCGGAAACAGTTCTCCGTTTCAATTTCTGATGCAAATGATGATGACTCCATCAGTATCAGCGCACAGAAATGCAGAATTACCAAAATGCCGGATCTGGCCAGAGGGAAGAATACCAGTACAGTAACTGTAAATATTTATGTGCCGAATCTTCAGATCCGGTAATCGCCATGTCGAAAGCGTGGCCGCAAAAACCTAAGGGACTAAGTGAAAGGAGCTATAGAAAATATATGGCAAAGCAAAAAAAAGTAGCGATTAATGGAGTTGAATTTCAATTACAGGGGGTTTCTCCCACCTGGTATCTGGATCTTAACGATTCCTGCGGGATGACTGGCGGAAAGAGAAATACTGCCGGTTATATGGACGGGTTGTTTAAGGGTGTAGTAATTGCCCCCAAAGAAGTCAGCACAGAAGGGTTAAAATATTTTGATGAAATGGAAGACATCGAGACGGCTGAGAAGCTGCTGACCGAGATAGAAACCTTTCTTAGAAAACGAAGCTGATGATGGAACGGCTCAAAACAGAGCCAGGAAACATGATGAATTCTGGACACTGGTCTTTGCAACCGGAAAAATATCCTATACAGAATGGAAAAGTATGGATATGGCAGAATTTTACGAAGCAAGGGAGGCGTACCTAAAATATATGGACCGTGTGAAAAACAGAGAGTGAGTCCCTAAAAGGATTTGCTCTCTTTCTTCCTGAATGGAGGGATGAGAATGGAGGATCAGCGGAATCTAACCATGGGGATACAGTTCGGACTTGCTGATTCGCTGTCCCGACTGTCGGAAACTATGGACGCTATCAACGGAATAAAAAGTGGGTTTCTTTCTTTGGAAGAAAGTGCTGCGTCCTACGGAAGCGAATCAGCTAACAGCGCAGGAATGGTGTCCAAAGGGCTGGAAGACACAAGAGATGCAAGCCGTAAGGTCCTAAATGCTATGGGAGATCTTTCCGATTCCGGGGATAGGGTGCAGGACTCAGTCAGAGATATCCGAAGGGAATTCAACAAATTCGGAGATTCGGCTACTGATGAGGTGGAAAAGACCAGGGAGGAACTTCGCGAAGCGGGTGTTGCCGCAAAGCAATTTAGCAGTGAAGCGGCCAAAGGAGCAGGAGTGGCGGCTTCGAGTTTTAGCGAAACTGCGGAATCTGCCAAGGATGCTTCTGCAGCAATGTCTGACGCTGCCAGTTCTGGAAAAGAGGTAAAAAAATCTTATGTGCAGATCGGCGCAGAAGCCGGGAGCTTTAAAGAAGCTGTTCTTAAGTCCAGCAGTTCTGCTATTAAGGACACGAATTCCTTTACGAAGACGGTAAGGGCTGGTGTTCAGGGAGCCTACGGATTTGCAGGAAAACAAGTTAACGAGTTTGGGCGAAAGGCGAAAGATGGGGGCATCAGCATGAAAGAGGCTTTCGCGCACCCGGTGCAAACCATTAAAGGCAAATTGTCAGAAGCCCTTGAACGAGCCGTATCCAAAATTAATAAAACCGGAGACAAAGCAGATGAAGCCGGAGACGATTTAAAAGGCATGGGAAAGGACGGGGAGTCAGCCGGTAGTAAGATAAAAGATTCTATTGGATCTGCAGTGAAGTCCTTCTTTGCAATATCAGCAGCAATTGAGATTGTAAAAGCCGGTATTGAAGCAGCTAAAAATTTCGGAGCTGCTGTGCTGGAAGCGGGAAAGCAGTCGGAACAGACAGGGGCCAAGTTTGGAGCTGCGTTTTCCGCGGATAGCGGAGTTAAAGAATGGGCTGATAACTTTTCCGACTCAATCCATCGAAGTAATACTGAAGTACAAGGTTTCTTAGTATCAAATAAATCCATGTACGGTGAACTCGGAATCACAGGCAAGGCGGCCGATGATCTTTCAAAGGTCACCACATCAATGGCCTATGACCTCGGATCAGCCTTTAAAATGGACGATGCAGAAGCACTGGGAGTTGTACAGGATTATATTAAAGGTAATACCTCAGCTCTCAGCGAATATGGTATCCAGATAAACGACACCGTACTAAAACAGACGGCTATGTCTATGGGGCTGGGCAGTAATATTGATAGTTTAGATGATGCAGCTATGGCGCAGGTGCGAATGAATGCGTTGCTCCAAAACAGCACGGGAATACAAGAAGCAGCTGCCAAAAAGCAGGAGGGCTATTCCAACGGCATTAAGAGCCTAAAAGGAATATGGACCGACTTTCTGACCTCAGCCGGGGACAAGTTCGCCCCAGTTTTTACTAATCTGACAGACAGTATTTTGAAAGCCTGGCCGCAGATCGAACCTGCTTTACTTGGGCTGGTGGATATGCTCGGAAATGGTCTGAGCGCAGGAATGCCGGTTATTATGGAACTTGCCACATCAGCTATCCCAGGCTTAGTACAGACGGTTGGAGAATTATTTTCTTCAGTGGCTCCCTTGGGAAGCGTTTTTATGGAACTGGCCACAACTGCCTTACCTCCGCTGGCCAGCGCTGTCATGCCGATTATCCAAACTTTTGGATCTTTGGCACAGACAATACTTCCCCCGCTTGCAAGAATCATAGCTAATATAGCAACAACGGTGGTTCCTCCTCTGGTTACCATATTTAGAACCTTAAGCGAGGATGTGATCGCACCGCTGATGCCAAGCATTGAAAGTATCGCCAATGCAATACTTCCGGCGTTGTCAGCAGGGTTAAAGCTGATTCCACCAATACTGCAGATTATATCCCCGGTTATTACCACGATTGCCGATGTACTTTCAAAGGTCGTGGGGTTCCTGGGGAAAATCGTAGAATGGGCTGCTGGTGGACTTGGAACTATTCTTAGTAAGGTAGCGGGGCTGTTCGGGGGAGGATCTTCATCTGCAGGCGCGGATATCCCTCATAATGCTGACGGTACCAACAACTTTCAGGGAGGTTGGACCCACATCAATGAGCGTGGTGGTGAGATGGCGTATCTGCCATCAGGATCCACTATTATTCCGGCTGATAAAAGCGATCAGATTATAAATAACAGCCGTTCTCAGAATGTAAATAATACCACTCAATTTTCTCCTGAAGTAAAGATTGAGATAAGCGGCAACGTGTCGTCGGAATCTGCGGCAACATTACAAGCCGAATTAAAGCAGACAATGAGAGAGTTGTGGAGCGAGATGCAGGAAGACCACTATATGAACATGGCAATTCAACAGGGAAATGCTTAAGGGAGGTATTTTAGAATGTCTTATACGCTGACCGGCTTAAAATCCGGTACTGTTACTTTTGATCCCAGTACAGGAACAATCACACAGGAAGTGGCTACGAAGAGCAGTAAGATGACGTCTAATGCCATAGAAAACGGAAGCTCCATGGAGGATCATGTATATCTTAATCCAGAGCAGCTGCAGATAACAGGAGTGATTGTCAAAAACCATAATGCCTTTAAGGATCAGCTGGAATCCATGTGGAAGAATCGGGATCTCGTTACCTATACCGGCAAGATCCGCGTTTCCAATTATGTCATCATTAACCTACAGATTAAAAACGGTTCTTCTAATAAAAACGGCTTCCAGTTTACTGCTACGCTCCAAAAAGCAAATGTTGTATCGGGGCAGTATGTGGAGATAGGTCAATCAACCCTCATGAGTCAGCAGGATTCTGGGAAGAAATCAGATACTCAGGCCGCTAAGGTGAAAGCTGCCGGTTTGAAAACAACGGTAAGCCAGCAGATCAGCCAGAGTGCCTACTCTTCCTATGTAGATTCATACAGTGGAAAAAGCAGCGCTGGTCCGACGCAAAGAACCACAACCAGTTATAACGGAGTTTGACAGGAGGAAAGAAGATGGATAATTCAGAAATGATGGGACTAACATATGAAGTAGAATACATTCCAATTGATACATCGAAAGTCCCATATACATTTTCTATTAAGCTTGATGACCGAACCTACACCATGACATTAAAGTACAATGCAGAGGGTGGCTTTTTTACAATAGACCTTGCAGTAACTACAACAGGTGAGGTCCTTTGTTATGGGAATCCGGTCAGATATGGCAGACCGATGTTTTCGGGAATTGAGGATGCAGAGTATCCGATCCCGGTAATTGTTCCCTACTGTCTGACAGGAGAAACAAGGGAGGTAACCTTTGATAACTTTGGAAATCAGGTTCAGCTTTATCTGCATGAAAGGAGTACGGAATAATGGCTTTTTTTCTCAGGTCTGCAACCGTCCAGGTGGGATCACTTAGATATGACATGGATGATGGGTTTTACTTTGAGTTTGAGGTTCCTTTTTATGATTCAGATCAGCTGGTAACGGCGACAATTACTATTAATAATTTAAGCGCCACTTCCAGAACGGGAATGCAGAAGAGCCAGGTGGTCATTTTAAACGCTGGATACGAAGATGATATGGGAGTTCTCTTCGTGGGTCAGGTAGCCGCCATCAGCCACAAGCAAAACGGTGTAGACTGGCAGACAAAGATCACGGCAACTGCTGCCTTAGATCAGTGGCTTAAGACTCAGGTGAATAAGACTTACATGGCAGGAGCCACAGCGGAGGATATTGTAAGGGATCTGTTAAATATCTTTGGCCTGGAAATAGGGATATTTGATCTGGTAGAAAAGATTGAGTACCAACGCGGACGAATCTGTTCCGGAAAGCTGAAAGACGTCCTGACAGAAATTGTGGTAAATGAGTGTAAATCCAGGCTTTTAATCCGTAACAATCAGGTTATCATTAATAACCCCGCTGATGGAGTGACAAAAGGATATTTACTTACTCCCGAAAGCGGTCTTTTAATGTCTTCCGACGACTCCGACACAACCGATACGGCGTCCCAGCAGACTGCCGGCGCAACGACAGAAGAGAAAAAGGCGGCAGAGAAAACCTGGAAGCGTCAATGCTTATTAAATTATCGTTTGGCACCAGGAGATCAGATCCAGATCCAATCAAAGGATTTGAATGGAAAGTTCATTATCGTAAGCGGTACACACAAAGGCTCGCCTACAGGGAACTGGCTCACGGAAATAGAATTTAAAATTGCAAAATAAGGAGGCTCTATGCAGAAGGGTCGAGAGTTATCAAATGCAGAAGCAAATGAGCGCAGATTGCTGCAAAAAATAAAGGTCGCAGAATTAGTGCAAGTAACGGCATTTAATGAAGATAAGATGATGGTTGACGTGCAGCCCTTGGTCAAGAGAGAGATTTCCGGTACCTATGTATCCCCGCCCCCGATACTCTCCGTAAAGGTAGCCTATGTTCCAATGATAGCAGAAGACGTGGAAATTAAGCCTAATATTAAAGCTGGTGATATTGGTACGGTAGTCTACTTAGATTTGGATAGTGATAATTCCATCTCTTCCGGAGAGGAAAGTCATCCGACTTCCGTCAGACTTCATTCCGGGGACGATGCGGTTTTTGTCGGCGTCATTATCCCGGGCTTGTGAAAGGAGGGGGCATGGCTAACATTACATGGAAAATTGATCCCAATACCAATGATTTGGTATTTGATGATAACGGAATTCTTAAAACCATTGAAGATGATGAAACCAGCGTTCAGAATATCCGTTTAACCTTGGAATCGTGGAAGGGAGATTTTGACCTGGTACCGGATCACGGAACCGACTACGCTCGGATTCTTGGAGAACAGGCGGACGAGGATACCACAGATGAAATAATCCGGGAAGCAATTTTTCAGGAGGATTGCATGGGAGTTCTGGAAGAATTAACGGTGGAAAAAGGTGAAAACCGGAAACTGAACATTTCCTTTTCCGGACAACTAACTGATGGAACTACCGTAAGCATGGAGGTGAATACAGGATGAGTAGTTCAAGTTCTGACAACTGGGGCTTAACGGAGAAGGGATTTAACCGCCCTACATACACAACACTCTTAAATGCATTGGAATACAAAGCCAGGGAGTTGTTCGGTGATTCTGTGAATCTTACAGTGAGATCTCCGTTGGGGCTGTTTTTAAGAATTACCGCCTGGATCTGGAATATCCTGTGGGCGTGTCTGGAAGATGTATATAATAGCCGTTTTGTAGACACTGCTGTGGGAAACAGTCTGTACAGCCTTGGCAGGAATATAGGTATGCAGCTATTGACCGAGGGAAAGGCAACGGGGTACATCACTATAACCGGTGCATCTGGTGCCGTGGTTCCTGCAGGTTATCTGGTGGCCACTAACAGTGGATTACAGTACACGGTAGCATCTGCGGTTACGATCGGATCAGCCGGAACCGTTCTTGCTCTCATAAAAGCAGTGGAAACTGGAACGGAATACAACACAGATGCCGGAACTATA